CAAGCTGTGTAGCTTCAATGGCAATGGTGTCATCAGCTTCTTCACCTTCAGATATAGAAGCACCCCATTCTTTTACTAGATGGCTTCTAAGAAAAGCTAGATGCTTTGGCTTAGGCTTATCAACTCTGTTACCTTTGTAAGGTACAGTGGTTGCTATCTGATATCGAAAGTTGTTCTTACCTGTTAGGTGCATGCTCCAACTATCCACGAAACAATCAGGATAGAGAGTGTCAACACCACACATGAGGACATCAACGATTAAACGATCCAGTGTTCGCTGTGCCGTTGCCTCGTCTTCGTCCTCACATGCAGATGCTGCCCGATAAGCGAAGATGTCGCTATCGAACAGAGCTTTCATTTACAGCACATCCTCATCGTCTGCGCTGATACCACTGGCTGCAGAGTATTCAACCAAGTCAGTGACAACCAGCTTCTTCAACGAAGGGCTAACACCTTTCTTGTTCTTGTATGTCCAAGAGTATGAAGACACCAAGGCTTTGGCTTTACTGCCATTGCCAATTGCTTCAGTAATCTCATCGTTCTCAATGTCAAAGACACGCATAGGCTTCTCTGATTTGCAAGTGATGTACCTGCCCATGTCAGCCTTCTTGTCTTCACCAGTTTGAACACTGATGCCCATCTCTTCTAATGCTTCAACAGCAGCATCAGACAAGTTGCACAGGTTAAGCTGGAACTTACCAGACATCTCATTAATCTTAGTGTGCTGACACCAGAACAAATCAGCCTTAAGCTTAATCGCTTTCTTTTCTTCAGTCATAATTTTCTCCAATATAAAAACCCACTTGTAACGTCAGTGGCACTCACGCCAGTTGTTGCCAACTTTTCCTTCAGCATCAACCGGACACCGGAAACTTAAAGCTTCTCCTGCTTTGGTAGCTGCTTGCTCTATGAGCCTAGCTGCTTCCTCTGCCTGATCTTCTTTAACTTCCCACTGTGTTTCGTCATGAACAAACGCTAATAGTTTAGCATCTATTCCCTTTTCTAGCAACAGTTTTGTTGCTTCAATAAGCCATTGCTTAGCTACGATAGCACCTGCACTTTGCAACAAAGTATTCAATGCTGCATGCTCAGATCTAACCCACACTCTCCTGCCATCTAAGGCAGGTAAGTGACCCTTAACCATCAGCTTAGATATCTTCTTCTTCAATTCAGAAAGGCCGGGTGTGTTATTAATAAAACTATCAATAAGTTTCTTGCCTCTGCTGCTGTTGCCACCAACAATCGAACCTGCCTTGGCAGCACCTGCACCATACAGCACACCATATGTCAGGGTCTTGGTAGTATTCCTAGCCTTCTTATGCTCAGGGTTGTTATCGTCCTTAACAGTACCTTTGTCAACTAGGCCAAAACTCTGTGCATTGAACCAGTGAATGTCACCCTTAAGCAGCTCATCAATCCATTCCTGATCCCTCAGGTAGTGGCCTAAGCAACGCAGTTCAATGCCTGATAGGTCTACACCCACCTGCTTATATCCCACAGGCACACGCCACATCTCTCTGCACTCAGCACCGAAGGGACTACCCACTGCAGGTACTTGTGCCATGTTAGGACTACTGTGTGTAGCTCTGCCAGTGACAGCACCATTGGTAGTGACTCTACCATGCACCCTGCCATCATCGCCTACTAGTTCCAACCAACTACTAACCTGAGCCACACGCTTCTGAATCATTAAGTATTCAGATACAAGCTTAGCCTCAGGCAAGTCAATCTTCTCAAGCACAGCTTCGTCAACTATCACGTTGCCTTTGTCTGTCTTCTTCGTGAATACAACACCAAGCCCTGCCAATCGCTCAGCAATTTGCTGTCTGCTTCCGGGATTGAAGATGGTTATCTTGTCCTTAAGCTGCTTGCCTGTCTTCTCAGAGACTCGCTGCTCTACGATGGGAGGGAACACCTGCTGCATGCTCTCTTCAATGTCAGACATGCGTCCACTGAGTGTGGCATTCAACACCATAGCCTTAGGCATATCAAGCATGAAGCCATTGTCTTCCATGCCACGGCAGATGATGGCAACCTCATGCTCAAGCTTAATGCTCTGTAAAGAAAACTCTTCCTTCACCAATACTGTTGTCAGGTGACTGTATAGTTTCTCAAGCAGCAATACATCCTGCTCACAGTAGGTAGCCATCTCTTGTGTCCACCCACCATCGAAGTCAGTGAAACCTATCTTGTGACTGCCTAAGCGATAGCCCCATGCCTCTAAGCTGTGAGGAGTGGGGGCTTTGCCCTGCTCAGGAATAACAATGTCAATGTCAGGCTTGTACAGGCGTGACATCACCAGTGTGTCCATCAAAGTGTTGTCAGGAATGCCAACACCCCACACCTTCTTAAGGACAGGTGCATCAAAGCCAATGATGTTGTGGCCCACCACTTGCTCACCATCTAAATATTGTTGAAGACTGTCGGCTTCCCGCCAGTGTCTTATCTCACCAGTGGTACTGTGCTTAGTAACACACAACCAAATGGTGTCATGTTTTAGGTTTGTCTCTATGTCTAAGAAGATCATCGTCCTTGTCCTTATCATTTTGTCGGAGATTGTTAACATCTACCGACTGTTTGTAATCTTCTAATGAATCTCTACCGAAGATGGCATTCCATCTTGATGCCCATTCCTCATCAGCTATTGACTTGGGACGCTGAGCCTGTCCCTTTTCTCCATCACTCATCGTACCTTTGCCACACCAATACAGGCGTGTCCTCTCCTATGTATGCACCTTCAATGTTGAAGAGGATATATTCATTGGCCTCCTCTTCAGACATACCATCTCTGTCTACGAATACCTTGATCATCTTGTCAGCATCGTAGACCAAGACCTCCACTCTCTTATTACCATTCCATATGGAAGCTTGTCCAATGACGGAATCATCAAGTCCATCCCATTGCTTCATAACATAACTCCTTCCATAGTGTCTGCTATCTCAAACATTCTGCCAGTGTCTTTGTTATAAAGCAAACTGCAAGCAGGACCAGTCTGTCCACTGTATCTATTCTTTAACACCCTCACCTTGGTGGTGTTACGTTCAATGGGATCATCAGCCTGTCCATTCCTCTCAAGAGATACCACCATGTCACTAAGCTGTGCAATGGCTGCACTACCCCTTAGCTGAGCTAAGCTAGTGGTTGCACCTTCCTCATGTCCCTTGTCTGATGGACGCTTGAGGTGGCTAACAATGATGAGAGCAATGTTAGTTTCCTGTACAAGCATGCGAAGCTTGGTCATGATTTCATCAATGGCCTTACGTTCATCACCATTGTCCTGACTGGATACGATGATGGACAAGTGATCTAGGAATACATACTTACATCCCAATCCCTTAGCCATATACTTCACACGATTAACAATGTTCTCAATGGCTGTGCTACCAAAGTGATCAAAGAAGTACAAGCGTCCAGTGCCTAGTGTCTTCTCAAATGCGTCCTTGCGTACAGCATCAGACACCATAGTTGTGGGTAGGTGCATAGGTAGATCAGCAGCAAGGCTCATCATGGACAAACTAGTCTTACGAACACTCTCTTCCAAGAACATCAAGCCAATGTTGTCATCACAGTTTTGTAGCAGATGCCACACTATTTCCCTTAGGGTTTGACTCTTACCTAGTCCACTACCTGCTGTGAATGTGACTAGCTCACCTGCTCTGATGCCATAGGTGATGTCGTTGAGTCCCTTCCAAGGATAGAAACAGTCTGCTACTTCCATTGGTTTAGATACCAACTCCCACAATCCAGTGCCACTAACAATACCATCAGGTATGAATGGCTCTGCTGCCCACCAACGTGACACGAATGCAGCTTCCTTGCTTTCAGCAAGCCACTCACATGCGTCCTTGTATGAGGGATCAGGTTTGAATATCTTGCACTTACTGCCAAATAATTCAGCAACTTCCTTTGCTGCCTTTTGCCCTGCCTCATCACCATCAAAGCAAAGCACTACAGTTTCAAAGCTGTTGATGTATTCGTAGTTGGCCTTGGCATCCTTCAATGCACTACCTGCACCTGTGCGTATAGACACCACAGGATACTTACTACCTGTCAATTGGTATGCAGCCAGTGCATCAAACTCACCTTCAGTGATGGTGAGGTACTTGCCATTGGATGGGTATAGGTGCTGTCCAAACAGAGTACCTTTGCTCCATCCACCCACTGTTGTAAACTTCTTATCCTTCACCTCTCTACGCTTAGCTGCCACCAGTTGGGAGTTACTATCGTAATAAGGGAAGTAGTAATAACCACCACTGCGAACAACCCCATAGCGTTCCATTGTGGCTTTGTTAATGCGTCTGTCTGAAACAGACACACTAACACCTTCGTTGTAGTCTTTAAAGAAAGAGCTTGTGTCTTTCGTTTCTGTATCAACATCAATCACTTCAAGTCTTTCTTTGTTCATTG